ACACCGCCATTCGCACCCGCATCGTAGCACCCGCGATAGACCACACGGACTGTAGCGGTGCTTATCCAGTACATGTCGGTATAGTAGGTGGAAGATGATCCGTTCAAATTACCTACCGGAACCATGTCCATATACTTGCCGTGCGCCACGCCTGTAATCCACTGACCGCTGTCCTTCTTGCCCTGTACCATACGGATACTGCCGTCAGGCATCCAGATGCGCCATTTGCCCTGGTTGCCGCTGTCATTCGGCAGATCCACGCCGTCCATCATGTCATACTTGTTGCCGTAGATGTCCTCGTAGCCCAGGCAGCAGATATTGTTCACCTGCACCACGGTCGCCTGTCCGTATTCGTCCCGGCTCTTATACCAGGCATACTGATGCACCAAGCCGTCAATCAGCGAATTCGTGATTTTGTTGTTGATGACATACGCTTCGTCATAGCCGATGGTGTCTGTCATTCCATGGTCGGCCGTTCCACCCGTTGTCCGGTTATTGTTATGCTGACCGGCACCGCATTGTTCCTGCATGTCCCTACGCCCGTACTTTGCATAGCTCAGGTTCGCGATGCGGCTGTGCATCAGGGCATCTATCTGCTGCATGCCACGCTGCTGGCTGTAATAGTGGAAGTCCGTCCATGTCATGCTTGCCGTGGTCGAAGCTCCGGTTATGCAGGCACGCAACTTGCTGCCCACTACAGAACTGCCCACAACGGCACACAGATGTTCCTCATTGGCCACCCAATCCGGTTCCATGTCCTCTATCTTGTCGCTGTTGCTCAGCACCACGCAGTCAAACTCTGCCGTGTTCAGAATGGAGAAATGCAGGGCTGTAGCACGTTCCGGAACGTCTGCTATCAGATACATGCCGGCTTCAAATTTCAAGCCGATGGTCGGCACCACAATACTCTTCAGGATGTTTCCCTCCGCATCAGCAAACACACTGCCGATAAGCCCTGTTCCTGGAACGCTCGGGAAGCGGACACGTCTGTAACCCGACACGTCCACTTTGCACACGGAATAAGCCTTGTCCGTCGTATAGGATTCCATCAGCGTGGGCTTGCCGCTCATGATCTTGCGTTCACCCAGCCAGCCGCCCTGTGTCTCCTTGATGGCATCCAGTGTCAGTACCGTCGCCTCAGGCACCGGGGGCATTTCGTCCTCCGGATAACTGCTGTAGCAGGCGTACTTCTTGTTGTTCAAATAATCGTTGATGCCTTTGCTCCAGTAAAACGGCTCATACATCATCCAGTCTCCCTCGCTGCCGTCCAGCTTCGCCACCGTACAGTCGTTCATATCCTCCGCATCGGCATAGAAGTTCGAGCTTTCGTCATGCAGGGGGAAATAGGTCATCTCCCCGTCCGGGTTGTTCACTTCCACCTGCTGCCCGGCTATCTCCACCTTCCGGCTCGTGGGCATCTTCGTCACCTTAGCCAATACGCGGTGGCGCTTGGACAGGATGGCATTCACATGCCCGCTCATTTTGTACGTATTGCCGAATTTGTACCCCGTCTTGTTGTCCAGGTTCGAAACATTGGCATCGTCGGCCACGCTGTCGTCAAACTCGATCATCGTATAGGGCGGCTGCTTGATGGTCAGTTCCGGATAACGGGCGGCATACTTCTCCAGTTCCTCATCGGCCAGATACTTCGTCAGGGTCAGCTTGCCCCTCAGTCCCGAATGCCGGTCATCCACGGCACCCGTCTGTGTATACGTTCCGTAGTCGTAATACTTCTTCAGCAGGGTTCCGTCGTCTTCCCGGTCTATCTCCAGCACGAAGCGCTCCAGCTTGCCGCTGCCGTTCAGTCTGGCCTGGTGCAGGCGTTCCAGCATAGCGAACCCGTCGATGCCGGGGCAGTTGGTGTAGCGGTA